TTTGGGTCTACAAGCTTCTGCGGCACCTTTAACTCTAGCAACCGTTGCATCTCTGCTTTCGGTTCAGCTTTTTCTCTGGACAATATATCCCACGCACTGGTGTTAGCAGAACTCAGGGCTAGTAATCGCCACGGTTTACCACGCGCACGTTCCGTGTTTCCGCTCTGCGCAAGCCGATTTTTCTGCCTGCCGCCCGACAGGGCATAGGCATACTCTGACATTTGTAACGTGTTAAGGTTTGTCATCTCGTCAGAGACAAGCAGCAGGTTGTGGTACAACTCCCCGCGGTTCATGCGGGAGTTTTGCGTATCGTTCTTTTGCAATATCAACAACTCAGGGTCGCCCCATATAGATAGCGCAGCTTTCGAGGTTGTTGTCTTACCAAAACCTGTCTGGCTAACGAGATGCACCCCAAGGCTGTTTATACCTGTGAACGGCATAAGCACAGTGCCGTAGCTCATGCCGATAATAAACTGGTGCATCTCCCAATCAGGGCGGTTGTAGAACTCTAGGTTCGACACAATAGCGTCTTTCTCCCCGCGCTCTATAAACGCTTCTAACATACCTCCAGTTTTTGAAGAGGGTGGGTTGTACCGAATATCGTTGCCGGTAATTAGTTTATCCCCCAGAACAAACTCTTCCATAATATCATCGTCCACCCAACCAAATTGCCGGTGCGCTTCATCTGCTGTATTTGTTGCTTGCAATTCTTCAATCCACCGCTGTGTATATGCCATCAATGCCTCCAATGGTTTTATGCCAAACACAGCTACGCCGTGCATGGACATATTTTTGCGGAACTCATCGCGGGAAGTTACGGATGTTAGCGGCACGGTAAACTCTCGCACCCCATCCCTTGGGAGATGCAGGCAGAACGCGATTACCTCACCCAACTCTGCATCACGTAGTCGTCGTGTAACGTACAGATCGTTCTGGTACACAACAATTTCTTCGGGGTCGCCTTCTTTATTTACGGTGCGTAAATATACCCCGCCTGTCTCACCCCTAAAGTACGGACGGGGGAACACAGGTATACTAAAAGTTTTCTCTACAGGGCCACCCAACATGCTCTTGGCTTTGATTTCTACGGGGCCGCTCGCTTCTTTTATCTTCTGCCCTAGCGTTATCGGAGACTTTATTTTGCCTTTGAACGGGCACTCGCCACACACATTGGGGTTAAGCTCGTCGAACTTCTGGCATGTGTACGGGCCTTTAATCTCAGACAACTTGCGCTGCATCTCGTCGTGATCGTATCCTTGGTGCTGCTCGGATATCTTTACCGCTGCAACGGCGGCGTCCTTGCAGAACTTTGCGATAGACAGCCCCGCTCTCCACAACGGCTCGCTGATGGTGTTCTGGTTCTCCCACACGTTCTTTAGCTGCGCACAGCCTCGACCATTCAAAGTCTTAGCCACGATGGACTTGAACACGCTCTCTTTGTTCGCAGCCAAAGCTTCTTGCAGTGCGTCTGGCCCTAAATCTATCTGCGTGTTTACGGGTTTTAACTCCGCACCCAACGACTGCATAAACGCCGAAAGCTCCACAGGCACGGGTTCTGTCACACCTATGCGCTCTACTGGTAGCGGGGGGTCGCCTTTATAGTTATGGGTGTTAGGCGGTCGCAATATGCGAGCCGCGTCTGCGGTTACAGCAGGATCTGCCAACAGCCCACGCTCTGCGCAAACTTTCTTTAGCCGTTCCGCAACAGTTAGCCACTCGGCTAACGGCGCAGGTTTTGTCAGGGGCCAGTACACATGTACTCCTCGCCCTGAGTTTATTAACATCGGCTTAGGTAAGTTTAGCTCCCCTACAAATTTTCGTAGGGCCTGCACCGCCTGCTGCTGGTCGGGATACTCCTTGCTTGGGCCACAATCTAAATCCAAGAACAAAGATTTAAGAGATGCTACGTTCTCTTTCTTGCGGCTACCTGCTTCTCGCAGCCTACCCAAACCAAAATACACGTCAAAACCGTCTGCATCGAAATGATCTGCGGCTTTGGCAACAGCTTCTAGGCTATCGTAAAACTTCTGTACCCGTTTATCAGTAGCTGCATTTGCTGCAAATACGCAGTAACACCCACCATCTCCTAGCACAGAGCGTAAAAATTCTATCGTTTTCATTATGCTGCTCTCCATTTAACATCGTGGCGGGGGTTGGACCTGCCCCGCCACGATATGACCCTAGACGATTAGTCCCACTCGTCTAAGATCGACCCTAAGTCTGTCGCAGGTGCGGGAGCAGCCGCCGCCTTCTTACTGACCTTCTTGGGTTCCGGTGTTTCCTCTGGCAGCTCTTCTGGCTGTATATCCGCAGAGGAAACTAAGTCTTCAAAAGGTGATGCCGTGTTCTCTTCCACGGAAAAACCTTCTTCTACGTCAAACGGAGAATATGATTTACGTTCTTCAAGCTTTGTAACTTGCACTGCTTTCAGCCGTAAAGACACCCCGTGATCTCGCATGGAGTAGGGCACAAATACTACGCTAAGATTTACACGACTACCCGATGTCAGTTCAAAACCATCAGGTAGCGGTTTGTTTTTAGCGTCTACTTGCAAAGGAGGAGAAGTTATCTCACCCCCGTAAGACCCCTTTAAGACAGCCTTACCAACATACATACCATTGTCATCTTTCTTAAATACGTCAGATGCTTTTGGTAATTTATCGGGCCAGTTTTTTTCTTTGGCTGCTCTAGCTTTATATGCCTCAGACATAGCGCCATACAATTCTTTGGCTTGATCTTCTGTCATAGTAAAAGAAGTCTCAAACTTTGCGCCTTCTGCATCAGGTTTGCAAGGCATTGTTCTGCCCCTATCCCCCGCAGACGGATCGTATTTGTACGTCTGATTAAGGCGCGGGTATAGAGCGGTCACATCTCTTATGATGTGCGAAGTAGCATTATTAGCCATAGGTGTTCTCCAATTTATATTGAAACCCGTCTACTTCTGTAAACGGAGATGTTGCCATAACAGGTTCGTGTGACACTGCTACAGTTTGAAGTGCAGCAATGCTTGCGGCATCGCTACGTTTTAATTTTAAAGCTACCTCTAATTCTGTATCTGTAAGAGGCTTTATAGCTTTAAAATATACTTTTGGCACCGCGCTAGTCTCGTCGAAATATAGCCGCGTTACTACGGACATAGTGTGTGTCCTGCGGGTGCTTAAAAACTTTGCATATGCTTGTAACCCCATATGCCCTTTCTTTACTCCACCAAATATGGATGAAGCGGGGAGTTGCAGATGATACACTTGCTGCATGTCGTCTACTAGCCCTACGGCAAGTCTTTGAGCAAACTTACATGCGCGACTGTCCATCTTTCCAGAACCTCTAATGTTCTGTGTGCAGTCCATGCACCGCGATGCTTGCTTCCTTGCTTCGGGCACTTCTACTGCCGGTAACTGCGTATCCGCAGACCAACAGGTAGGGTAAGAAGGTTTGCTACGATCATATTCGTCTGCGTAATATGCTCTAGATATCTTTGCAGCGTTTATGATCACGATATCTAAAAAACCTTCTTCGCCTAACGGCATCCTATCCCCGCCCATTAACCCTTGAAAGCGCCCCCCGCGTATACTTATGCGGTGGGTATTACCCTCAAAGTCACTCATCAGAGGCCTCTTGCAAGGGGAGTTCCATTTGTTCGGGTTTGCTGCTGCTTGTCAACTCTTTTTCGATAGCAGGGATATTATAGCGGTATGTTGTACCGCCCCGAATGTAATGGTCACGCGGTATGTGACCCTCCTTCACCCATTTTCTAATGGTATGAATTGATACGCCAAAATACTCGGCGGTTTTATTAACATCAGAATAAACGGTATCCGTCATTTTTTCCTCACTGAAATTGCATACTCGCTATCCACATTAAGCCCTTTGGGTAGCACATCAGGATGCTCCTCTAAAAACTGCCGCATGTGGGTTTGGTTAAGCCGCTTCTCCAACAACTCTGGCACCTGATGCTCCATGATAAAGTGGTGCATCTGCTCCCAGTCATTTGTCCAATACCGCTGCTTAACGGTTCGATAGAACAACCCTTCTGTTGTCCTAACACTCTCTACGCTATGTTCTTCGCAATGCTCCAACAAGGCGCGCTTGATAGTATTCATCTTATCAGCGAGCTTTGCGTCTTCATCTTTGAAGTTAGCCGACAACTCTGCACGTTTTTCGCGTATCTTAATGTACGCTTTCGTAAGCTTCTCTACAGGAACTTGCATAAAACTCTCCAAACTTAGTTATACATGGCATATAGTTAGTAAACATAAGCTAGTCAAGCACTTCTTTATACAAATCAATAATCTCTGTGTGCGTACTTATCTTATCGTCCAACAACCTGTATATACGGTTCTCAACAAACGAACCCGCAAGCTGTATCACTGTGCATTTATGCTTCTGCCCCGATCTGTGGACCCTAGCATTTGCTTGTGCGTAGGTTTCCAACGAGGGTGTCGGCCCCCACCACACAACAGTATTTGCTGCTGTAAGCGTAACCCCGTGTGCTGCGGCTTGGGGCTGTATAAGCAAGACCTTGGGATCTTTCTCGCTTTGGAACTGCGAAAAGATCTCAGTGCGTTTATGCGCAGCTACATCTCCCCTTATGATAGCGGACGTTATGCCGTCTTTAGTTAGCTTACCGGCTAACAAGTCTATGGTGTGTCGAAACGGTATAAACACAAGCACTTTCTGCGAGCATTCGTCTATCACTTCTTTCAGCACCTTGTACCTGTTAGAGATATCGAACTGCACGGTGTCGCCTTCGTCGGTGTATATAGCCCCTGCCGATATCTGTAGCAGTTTGTTTAGGTTCACCGCAGCATTCACCGCTGTCACACTCTCACCGGCAACTTGCATGACCATACGCTTACGCAACAGGTCGTAGAATGTTTGCTGCTGTTTGGTCATCTCTACCCTGCGCTTGGTGTACACCATGTCGGGCAAGTCTAAGCATTCGTCTTTGGTGAAACGTATCGCTGGCTGAAGCGCACGGAAAACCGTACTCTTGGCGTTCTCTTTCGGCGTCCACTTAAACTGAGTAACCTTTACCATGATCTGATCACGGAACGAACTAAAGAAACTAGGCACACTCTGCGGGTTCACTAGCTTGGCAAGGCCGTAGGCATCTAGTGGCGACTGCGCAGCGGGAGTACCTGTCATAAGCCATAGCCATGTATCGTCTTTGACAAGCTTCTTGAGCGTTTTCCACCGTTTGGTCTGCGCGTTCTTGTAGTGCGTTGCTTCGTCTATGATGATTAGGTCAAACCCACCCTTGGCGATAGCATCTGCCACAACCTCAACACCGTCATAGTTTATAATGACGAAATCGGCCCCGCTGTTTATTATCTTTTTGCGCTTTTCTTTCGCGCCATGCGCAACGTCCACGGTTCGGTGCATAGCAAAGCTAAACAAATCCTCACGCCATGCGCTGTCCATGATAGATAAAGGACACACAACAAGAACTCGTCGTATAATACCTTGCTTCATCAAGAAGTCTGCGGCCCATATCGCACTGGCTGTTTTGCCTGTGCCTTGTTCGTTGAAGCAGAAGCCCCGCTTGTTCATGGTAAGAAACGCCGCAGTGTCCTTCTGGTGTTGGTAGGGCTTGTACTTACCCACCCACGAATAGCGTTTCTCAATCGGTGAAGGCACCTTTATATTCAATGCTTTCAGCTTATGGGCCTCGTCGATACCCCAATTCACGACGACTTCATTCATCGACAACTCCTTACTCTTCGCAATCACTGTTGTGATTTGCTTCGGGTTAGGCAGCGTAAGCAGGATGGCTTTATCCTGTACAATCTGCATGTTATTCTCCAATTACTTCTTGCGCTTTCCACGGCTTAACGCACCGCCAGCGGCTCTATTTTTCTTGCGGCTTTGTACTTTTACACCGTCTTTATTTTTGCCACCCTTACTGAGCGGTTTCTTGTGCGCGATATCTTTACCTTCACGCTTGTCGGCTTTGCCGTTCTTGTTGGCATCCTTGCCGGTCTTATCCATCTTACGCCGCGCACGTTGCCGCTCCATGCGGTCGCTATGCTCTTCGCGTTCTTTCTGCTGCTTGTACTCTTTTTTGTACGGGCGGGGTTTGTTTTTATAGGGCATCAGTTACTCCCGTTGTGGGCGCATTCGGTTACAGGGCAATGACGCTTGCATAGTCCAGAGGGGCGGGGGTTCCACACATCTGCTTCAAACGCCTTCTCCATTGTAGCATAGTTTGAAGCCCATTTCTCCCAAAGATTAGCCCTATCTACAACTTCATACGTTTCTTTTACGAGTTTGTTTGCCACCACGAACAGTAGCCCTGCGCGTATGCTTGTTATCTTGGGGTAGTGCGCAAAGATCGCCAACGCCATCAACTCTAGCTGCCCTTTGTCTGCGTACTTTGCAGACTTGCCAGTTTTATAGTCGATGATCCAACCGATACCACTATCTTCGTCAAGGATAGCAAGGTCCACAATACCACGAAACCATACGTTCCTAGCGCCAAAGCTGCACGGTTCTAAGTTAGCCGTTACTCCTAACCGCTGCTCACATATCTTTACACCCTTGCGTTGGTTCAATTTATCCAACGCATCTTTGATATACATAAATCTCTCGGGGATCGGCTCGCCTTTACCGATATAATCTTCGCAGGCTTTGTGGAATTGATTGCCGTAGATCATAGCGTCCGTCTGTATGAACGGGTACTGCTTCAGCACCTTCTCATGGTAGAACTGCTTGGGGCATTGCTCAAATGCTTTGATCCGACTGAACGACCACGGCGCTGCTTTACTCATTCACATTCCCCATACGATTTACCTGTACCGCTCTCGCAGTCTATAGGTAGGCCTGTGGCCCAATCTGGTGTCTTGCGCATACATTCTTCTACATACGCTTGCGCTTCGGGAACTTCTTCATCCTTCACACAGCAAACAATCGAGTCATGTACGGTAAGGACAACTTTATATCTTTCGGATATACTTAGCAACTGCTCGCCAATGATACAGCGAGCTATGGCTTGACACACATTCTCTACCATCTTGCCACCGTAAATTCTGTTTCGGCCCCGCCGTACTTTATACCTGTATTCGTGTGACCCTTCCTCGGTCATCTCGTACTTCAAGTCCTCGTAGTGTATATAAAGACCTGATGGTAACTGGATGGCGTTCTCTTTTGGTAGAACTTTGAGGACACCCCTGCGCCCAAATCGAACTGGACCGTTATGCGTCATTTGCTCCAGTGCAAACTGCGCATCCTTCCACAGCCTATCTATGCTGTGGTTGATATTGCGATAGATATTTATGATCCGCTTGGCTTCTTCGACGGGTATTTCAAAGCCAAAGTTTTTTAGCTGAGCTTGGAACTTTACGCCGCCCATGCCGTACCCTGCACCAAGAATAGTAGTCTTGCCTACAAAGCGTTGGTCTTTCGTAACGGTCTCTTCTTCGCAGCCGTATATACGCGCAGCCATTTTTATGTACACATCTTCGCCGTTAGCGAACTGGCTAACCAAATCATTTTGCCCTGCAAGCCACGCCAAAACTCTAGCTTCGATCTGTGCGCTATCTGCATCTATGAGCGTATAGCCTTCGGGAGCTATAATACTGCTCTTGAGTTTCTTCGCATTCAGCCCTCGGCTCGGCAGGTTTTGCAGGTTGATCTTATCCTGTCCACCCCACCGGCCTGTGTGCGCTGCGTAATACCTAATCGGAACTGGGAGAAGTCCACGTTTGCCAATGGATATAAACCTCTCGGTACGTGTTTCTTCTAAGGTACTTTTAGTACCCAAACGTGCAGAGACTAACGACTGCACTTTATCGTCGTCATGTTCTAGCAACGCTTTGAACGCCTCGTCAGACTTAGCAAAGGCAAATGTTTCTTTACCTGTCGTCGGGCTAATCTTCCTCGGCGGCTCAACGCCAAGACTTATAAGAAGCTCCGCAAACTTATTGTTGGACATCAAATCTTTTTTGTCGGTTATGTTCGCATCGCGCAGCAGCTTGTCCTTGCGTTCACGCACTTCTTCCAGATGTTGCTCCAACAAGAACAAATCTAGGTCAAGCGTAGGCTCAATAAACATCCGCAACGTGCGATCTATTAGCTGTAACTCTTGTTGTGGGAACTGGTTTCCAACAACTCCGCTGAACATCAGCTTAAAAATCTCGTATGTCAGGTCCACATCGTTGCGGGAATACTCTGCATACTTCGCAATTTCTTCTTCGCTAAAATCAGTTAGCCGCTTGGCTAACGCTCGGGTAACTTCATCACCCTTGTCTCCAACGCCGTAGCGTTCAGACACAGCCTTTAGGCTCACACTCTTTTCCGTGCCATGTAACGCACGGGCCATGCACATTGTATCAAGCCACAGCTTTGGCTTCACGCCAAATCGCCACCCTAGTATCGCCCCGTCAAACGCGGTGTTATGACAAAGTATGGCGCAGGACGAGAAGTCTACGTGTGATAAGAAACGTGTAGTGAGTTCCTCACCTTGTAGCCAACACGTTGGCTTATCATTCTTTTTTACAGCTAACCCAATAACCTCAAATCTATCGTCGCGGATATATTCTTCAGTCGTCATCTTCGACAGGCTGTACTCCTTGTCGTAGTACGTCTCGAAATCCAACGTCACTATGTCCATCTTCGTCATCCTCCCACGGAGCTTTGGGTAGCGTTACTTTTTTGTCGTTGAAGCGAGCGTCATAAACGCCCGCCCCAATCTTTGCTTTCTTGGACTTACTAGGCTTACGCACGTAAGGCACTTGCAATCTCTCCACCGCAAGCCATGTACCCCGCACCATCAACCCAATTATCTTTAGACTTTGGGTTAGACTTTATTCGCGCAACTTTGAGCAGGTTCATCATAACCGCAACATCTGTCGGGGTTATTTGCGCATCCAGATGCACAGACCAGTATCGTGCAATGGTGTTGAAGTTACTCTCCATGTCACCATGCTCCGCAGCGCGATCCTTCGTCACATAGTCTTTAGCTGTGTCGAGTACTTCGGAGCGTGTTACAGTTAGATTTACTGCTTCCAACACCTCTTTCGGTGTGCCGATCTTTTTCTTTAGCAGGTGTATATAAGATGGCGAACACTTACACGCTTTAGCAATTTTTGCTACTGGCGCTTTTGGATGCTTCACAATGTATGCCCAAACTTTTTCTGCTTTCTTACCCATAGTCATTCTCCTACTGCTTTATCTTTATCGTCACGCAACACGCGCACGATTTCTTCAACTGGAGTTACATCAACCCCATAATTTTCCGCTGCACCGCGAAACCTTTCAAGCCACGCCGCCAAACTTACACCGGCTTGTCTGCGTAGTTCAGCTTGTGCAACTTCATCGGTAGGGTCAAAAGGTTCGTACCCCCCACCCTCACGCCGCTTTGACACAGGTGAAATATACGCAGGGTATTCTGTCACCTTTATGGAAACAACAGAACTTTCTACTGTCTCCGTTTTTGCCACGATACGTAGCCCTGACGCCATCTGCCGCGCCAACTGTATACGATGCTGCCTCGCGGCTTCCGCATCGTCAATCCCATAAAACGCTTGGTACGCTTCATGCTCTGGCTCGCCTGCTAACCAATCGACGAACTCTGAAGGCACAAACATATTCGCGCCCGTAGTTTGCAGGTAATCATCTATGATACGCTGCTTAGTCTTTTTAGAAAACTTAGACATAAGTTTATTCTCCATAGTTTTTGTTTGTAAAGCAGGCCATCACAGCCTGCTTTGTTTTTGTTAGTCAGTCGGCTAACCACACCGCGCCACGCTACGCCAAACCACAACACGCCTAAACCGCCTCGCCGTGCCAAACCGGACCTCACCGGAACCGAACACACCTAGACCGCCTCGCCTTAACTTACCGGACCCCAACATACCTCGACCGCCCCGACTGGCCGCAACGGACCAAACCCCGACACTCCATAACCGCCTCGCCACAACCCACCTTACCTGACCATAACTCAACTCGACCGCCTCGCCTTACCAGAACACACCAAGCCGTAACTCAACTCGCCAGTCTATACCTGAACCGCCTTGCCGTACCACACCATACCCCGTCTCAACACACCTCGACCGCCACGTCTAACCCCGCCAAACCTCAACTCGCCTGAACCGCCATACCTTATCCGTGAATTAGGGCGGCGAACCGCCCCGCTTCGTTTAGGCTGCTCGACGCAACCGCTCTTCTTGCATAAGTCTCATAAGCTCTGCCGTTTGCTCGTCAGCGCATTCGGGGTATTCCATAGCTAACTCTTGGACTTCACGCGCTTCTTTCGTGATTTCATCCCAAGCCTCTTGGTGTTCACCCATATCTTCCGCGCTTGTTACAGAGAACGTACCGTATGACCCACGCCCTTTCTCTTGGCGGAAGTCTCCTAGCCCTACGATTAGCCCTGCGTTTGTCAACAGCGATACAATGCCGTTGGCGTTCAGCGTAGGCGTCACATATTTAATTGTTATTTCTGAACACCAGTTTGGCAGATATGCTCTGGTACG